TACAAAATAAAGCTGTATATTTGTACTATAATTAATCAATAAAACATAAAGACATGAAATATTTAATAGGAACAAATACAGATGGTTTTAAGATGGTAGCAGTAAACGGCGACAATATTGTAAAAGCTGTACAATATTGGGAAGGTTATGAGCTAGTTAAAGAACAATATGACTTTATGTCTACCTACTGCAATGGCAGCGTTGGCTACGATGGTTTTTTAACTGTTTTTTCTGAAATAACAAAAGAAGAAGCTGCTAATATAAATGCAAAAGCAATAGAGCTTGGATTTGATAAGAGAGAAGATGTAAAAGAATTCGTTGCAGCGAAACCAAGAGAATCAAGAATGGGTGGGGGGTTTTGGAATGCAAGACAGGCTGTTAAAACTTATTCTCACTATTTGAATGTATTATCTAAGTTTAAAAAATAAATCAGTAAGTTTTTATTAATCAATTAAAAAATAAAATTATGATAAGCGGATTAACACATTGGACAAGTAAGAACGTTAAAGTTCTAAATTTCGGCATATACGGTCTATTGAGACTTGTTGAATATCATCCGAAATTAAAAGGTGAAAAATACTGCGTAGTTTCAAGCGGAACAACAGTAAAGTGGTCTGACGATATATCTGAGGCTTCAGATGCGTTTGAAGATGAAAAAGAAAGATTAAAAGAATTAGGATTAATTGCACAGTTATGAGAATAATATTAAAAATAAACGTAAACGGTTCAATTGAGCCGTTTACTACTTTGCCTGAGCTTTTCAAAGTTCATCCGCAAATAGAAAAGCACAAAGAATCTATTATCACCGCTATTTCGCGCAAAAAACGCGAATATAAAGGTGATGGCTTTGTTATCAGCAGGCAAATTGTTAACTCCGAAACTGTTGTTTTGAGTTGAACATAACGACAGGGCTTGTGGGAGTTTTGCCTTTTTCAGGCAAAATTACCTACAAGCTACTGTTAAGAACTTTATTTTTAATCATTTTAAACAAAATATATTATGAATATCAAAGAAATAGGATTTTACACATTATCAGACGACAGAGTAAAAAACACATCTGAACACTCACAAATGAAAAGGTGCGAAATGATAATTACAGAATATTGCAATTTTAAATGTCCTTATTGTCGTGGATTAAAAGATGAAATTTACGGAAATCGTAAAATAAAAGAATTAAGTTTAGATGAAATTAAACATAATATTGATTTATGGTGTATGAATACCCCTTTGGAAAATATACGATTTTCGGGAGGTGAGCCTACGTTACATAAAAATATAGTTGAAATTATTACTTATGCAAAAAGCAAAGGAATAAAAAGAATTGCAATTTCTACAAATGGCTCAAATAAAATTGAATTATATAAAAAAATTATTGAAGCTGGGTGTAATGACTTTTCAATTTCGCTTGATGCTTGTTGTGCTGATGATGGAGATAAAATGGCTGGAAATAAAAAAGGAAGTTGGAATAAAGTAGTTAAAAATATTGAGTTAATATCAAAACTTACTTATGTTACTGTTGGGGTGGTTTTAACTCCTGAAAATATTGACAAAACAATTGAGACTATTGAATTTGCACATAATTTAGGAGTTGCAGACATTCGTATTATTTCGGCCGCACAATGGAATAACCCAATTCCAAGACTTAATGAAGTTAAAGAGGAAATAAAAGCAGTTCACCCTATATTAAGATATAGAATTAAGCATTTTGCAGAAGGTAGAAATGTTAGAGGAATAAAACAAACTGACACAAATAAATGTGCCTTGGTATTAGACGATAGTGTTATTGCAGGGGATTTTCATTTTCCTTGTGTAATTTACATGAGAGAAAAAGGCAATGCTATTGGAAATGTATCGGAAAATATGAGAAAAGAACGTAAAAAATGGTTTGATAATCATGATTGTTTTAAGGATAAAATATGTCGTGAAAACTGTTTGGATGTTTGTATTGATTACAATAATAAATATAGGGAGATACATAATGTTTAGAAAAATAAAAGAATTTCCAACAAGATATGATAAGCTAAGATACTTAGCTTATCATGACGCTTTGACTGGTTTATTAAATCGGAATTGGCTTTATGAAAATAAAAAAAACATAAATCATAAGTATATATATTTCATAGACATAAATAATTTACATGAAATAAATAAAAAAGGACATACTTTTGGAGATGAACATATAAAATATATTGTTAATTCAATTCAATTAGAAGACAATGATATATTTGTCAGATATGCTGGTGATGAATTTATATTATTTTCAAACACTAAAAACGCTTTGTATAATAATGAATTATATGCTGTTGGAATAGCTATTAACGATGAGGATATTACAAGATGTATCAATAATGCAGATGCCAATATGATTAAATCTAAGCGTAAAATTAAGCGGAGTTGAGTTGTTCTTAACGATTTGAGCTATTGTGTAGTGCCGGACTGCCAGCAGCTCAGTTTACAGATAGTAGTAATTCCGGCATTACACAAAGCGAATGTTATAAACTTTAATTTTAATATTATGGACTTTGTAAAAGCAAAGAGATTAGAATATAATACAAACCGTCAGAAGAATGAATTTTTCATTGATAGATATGGGAAAGTTATTAAATACACAGGCGATTTAGATAGAGACATTTGCTCAATACATTCAGAAATAGCATCACAAATTTATCCTGATGCTAAATATCCGAGTGATGTATTAATGAAACGCGGTTGGGTAATGGTTGGAAGTAGTGTTTATTCAACTCCGATTATTAATATTAAACCAACACAATCACAATTAAATACAATTGATAAATTAGGATTATATGACCGTTTACATTTTTCTCACGAAGGTTTTTATGTAAGTTGGCAAAAGTATGGAATACTTTGCGATTAAATTGTTTATAACGTGGTTGTTTGGCACTGGCGGCATTTTCGCCGCTTGTGCTAAACACATGTTAAGGTAACGGTTTTTTTCAAACCGTTTTTGAATAGGAAAATTAGTTTTAATCAATAAAATAGAAATTATGAGTATGAAATTAAGATTATTATCAGGATTACAAGAGCTTCAAGAGAAGACTATCGGGATTGCTAAAATTCATGGGAATATAGAAATGGTAATTAACGAAAGTGAAATTGATTTCACTACAATATGGATAGGTAATTTAGGCGGCATTTCAGAATGTCACTATCCAAAGTCGCAATTTCAATTTGAAAGATTCCCAATTGAATTTAAAACATTAGAGAATTTTTTAAAACATCCAAACAGATTTCACAACTGGTATAATGAGTGTTTAGCTTAGCGAATAATTAACCTTAACGTCCCTGCGTTGGCGGTCGTTTTAATGCCGCCAAACGCATTGTTATGTTCTTATTATTTTTAATTCAATCGAAATATGAAAAAAGACTATATTACAAATCAAGTATTATTCGGCAAACCTGAAATTATTGGCTTCGGTTCAAAAGATTTTTATGTTAAGGAAATTGCAAGGGAAAAGGCATACGAAATAATAGAACAAAACCACTATTCAAAAAAAGGTGATAGCATCGCACATAATAAAATCAATTTAGGTTTATTCATAAAAGACGAATTACATGGGGTTTTGCAATATGGTTATGCTATGAACCCTGCAAGTTGTTCAAGTGTTGTAAAAGATACCGAAATAAACCAATATTTAGAACTAAACAGAATGTGGTTAGATGACAAAGCACCAAGGAATAGCGAAAGTATGGCATTGAGTTACTCAATGAAATACATTCGTGGAAAATATCCAAAAATAAAGTGGATACAATCTTTTGCCGATGAGCGTTGCGGTGGATTTGGTATTGTTTATCAGGCTGCAAATTTTGATTATTTCGGTTCACATGATAGTATTTTTTGGAAGATAGGTAATGAAGTTTTTCATAATAGTATAATTACAAATGGTGCAAGAAGAGCTAAAAATAAACTATCAAATAAAAAAAAGGATGCTGAAAAAATGACTTTACGCCAATTCCGATACATTTTTTTTATTGATAAGCGTTGGAAAAAGAAATGTTTGCTTAAAGAACAACCGTATCCAAAGCATTATAACGATGTTTCTAATTGAACATAACGCCCGCTGTGCTTTGATTCGTTACGGCTTTTGAATGTAGCGAATTGAGGCCGTAATGAATACAAACACAGTTGTTAGCAACTCTTTTTATTTTCAATACATTGCATAAAAATTAAAATATAAAAATTATGATGTCAATTACAAAAGCAAAAAAACATATCGAAAACTCTACAATGATTTTGCATGATGCTACAAAAGTTAGAGAAGGCAATGCAGAAATCATTGATGTAGAAGAAGCAAAAAAAGCAATAGATATTTTTGACATTGATTATTGTGAGGCTATTGATAGGTGTGATTTACTTGAAAAATATGTTGAAGAACTTGCAAATATTATCAAACGCTGCAAAATTACAAATAACAAACCAACTATAAAAGATTATCAATTAGCAAAAGATTATTTTCTACAATTAAATCGAACAGGAACGTCTTTTTAATTGTTGCTAACGATATACTTTACACCACACAAACACGCAATATGTTAACAGATAAACAGATAGAAAACATTCATGATTTAGATTTACAAACATTAATCGAAATTATGCACGAATGCGCGGAAGCATTAGGCGCAGTGTCGGTTAAGGAATATTGCGAAGTAATGAGTGCGAAACGACGAACGGTTTATGACCATATGTCGCAAGGCAAATTG